TCTCATAATTCTATTGAGATAAACACCTACGACTCCGAGTGGGACTACCCTGCGCAAGCGGGGCGGTACTACACGAAGAGTGGGAGCGGCGTCAGTCTCTGGCACGCAGGAATGGCTGCACATCCACTGAGCATTGGACGGGATTTAGCCCTTACAGGCTACGATCCAAGCGTCCCTCTGTGGGCTAAGTGGTATTCCAGCATCGAGATGCGTTCGTACGTTACGAAGGCAAAGACGATGCTCTCTAAATGGGGATTAGGTAAAGGTGGGCTTGCCGAATCAGTTGGCGAGCTTCCTGATTGTCCGTCCCTGTTTCGGTTGTGGGATAAGGCTAAGTCCGTTCACCAGAATGGATTAGGTCTTTACCTTACCGGGATTTGGGGTTGGCGACCGCTGCTTGAGCTCATTCGACCCGTGTCAAACGAGGTTTCCGCCTTCCGGCGGGGACTGAAAGCAGATGCGGATCGTAAGCTAGGCACTCGTATCTTGCACTTCGACCTGCCGATCCGCTCTCCATTCGAGAGCGCGACCCAGGAAAGTGGTCAACGATATGAGAACGTACCATACTCGTGGGATACCTCGACGAGAAACGTGACTCTCCACCACGCGAAAGTGCAGTACATGGTCAAAGCGCAGATCACCCGTAAATGGGGATCCGCGTTCAACACTATGGCTCACTTAGCGGACGTGGACGGAATACCGTCTCTCTTGACGTGCTGGGAGTTACTCCCTGGCTCGTTCTTGGTAGACTACTTCTATGGTGTAGGTGATCTGATCCGTCGCCTTCAAGGTAACCTCCTATACGACATTAATGTAGAAGCGGACGCCTGGGCTCTTAACTTAGCCCTCTCTGGCTCTGACTTCTACACACGTCGCGGAGTCGGTTCACCCGGCTATTGGAACGATTCTTATGACCTCCGGTATTACTACCGGGGGACAGACACATGGGGACTTCCTGTCTCCTTGAATCTGCCCAGTTCTCGTGTGATTCCTAGCACGGCTGCCCTCTTGGCATGCCGTTTCCCAATGTTGTCACCGCGTACGCGGCTGACATTCAAAAACGACCCCCTTAGATTCTGGAGGCGTCAGAGGCATACCCCTTTAAGGGATTTCCTCTACGAATTCTATCTCAGGGACAAACCATAAAATCGACAAGACCATGGAAAACTCAGTTACAATCAACACCCACAAATACAATCTGACACGCCAAGACCCGACCGGACAAGTCCGCTCGGCTCTGGTTGCGGGAGTACCCTACTCCCTGACCACGGCGTATCAAGAAACTAAACAGGGTGGGGTTCCGGTCATCCGGACTCAACGAAAAGTAACTGTGCAGGCGCCCGTCACCGTAAACGGTACACTGGTGCCCCGCGCTATCGAGGTCGGATTCGTTCTCAGTCGTCCCGTGGACGTTTTGGTCAGTAACTTGGACCTTAGCTCGGCAGTTGCTGAGTTTCGGGCCTGGGTTGCTACTGAGACGTTCTTGGACGAAGTCCTGAACAACGAGATCTAACCTCGTACTACGGTCTGTCTTAACAATAGGAAGGATCGCTAGACGATGAGTAAGTTACTAGTAAACACGCTCGTTTCCGCACTTAAGCAGGACGTAGCTCGTAAACATAACCTCCCCGTGTCGTCTTTGACGATGGGTCCTGAACAAGACGCTGCATTCCTGCAGCGTTTAGATGAAGGGTCCTTAGTTGAAGTTGATATGGAACTTATCCGTGACCTTAGGCAAGTTGCTAAGTTCGCGTATAAGGTTAAGGTTGAACCTACCCAAAACCAACGTGAAGAAACTCAGAAAGCGTTCTTGGATCGCAATCGGGACTGTCGTGATTGGCGTGGCAGCGACCTTCTGGCCGCCGCTGCGTCTCGTAATGCCAGCCCTGACCAGTGTGGTCGAGAGTCAAGCCCAATAATCTGGACGCTATTACTAGCGCAAAGGATCGTAGGGTATCTGACCCGAAATTACACTGGTCCCGCCATCCCTCGGCACGGCCCGGGGACTACCTTCTTCAAGTATGATACTCGTTACACGAAGTATCTGTACCTAGAGAGGGATGTCCCGGAGGCCATCATGCTCAGAATGGCGGAGTTGTTCCGCCCAAGTGGTGCAAGCGAATTCGTTGATGGTTTACCAACCTTAAACGTTTGTCGTTTATCGTGTGTCCCAAAAGACGCGCGAGGTCCGCGCCTTGTTGCTCCCCATCTCGCTTCGGCGATGTGGGCGCAGCAAGCCGTACTTGACGCCATAGAAGATATGTTAGCGACCGAAGTCGGTCTGCTAAGCACCCACATCCTGTATGAGGATGAACGGGTTGTATCTCTACAGCTCCGGGACCAGTCAATCAATCGGCGTGTAGCGCAGATCGGGAGTAAACACCCTGATCTGTATGCCACGTTGGATCTGAAAGACGCAAGTGACCGGGTATCCTTACAGCTGGTGGAGTTCCTCTTCCGAGGAACGACGCTGCTTGAGGATCTAAAGGCTGTGCGTGCGACCCACGTAGAATGCGATGGTACTACCCACGAGCTCTTCATGCATGCCCCAATGGGCTCCGCATGTTGTTTCCCAGTCATGGGAATTAGCTTATGGGCACTGGCCGTCGCGACGATGTGGACGTTGGACACTGAGCAGCATTGTGACCCCGATTTGGGCTTCCCTTCCAAGGGGAGCTTGTATTGGGCCACGAAGCCGTTCGTGTTTGGTGATGACGTGATCGTGCCTACCCGATATGTTGATGCTATACGCACCATATTCTCGGTATGTGGCTTAAAGATTAACGAACGCAAGACCTTCGCAGGTCGAGCGTTCCGCGAATCATGTGGGGGCGAATACTACAACGGTGTAGACATCGCTCCTCGGCTGTTAAGAACAGCCGACACGTCAGATATTAGCTCCGTGGTCGGTTTGGTCACCCTATACAATGCGGTGGCCCCCCGGTATTATGACCTGTCAGAGGAAATCCTGAAAGAGCTGTTAAAGGCTCCGGTAGGGATAGTCGCCTTTTCAAGCGACCCCAATGAACAGAGTTGTATCTTCGTGGAACCCGTGAACGTCGCTATCCGCCTTAATCGGCAGATGGGAAACGTCGTGAGGTTTCACCCTGGGTACCAGTGCTATCAAGTGCTGGTGCGCAGGCTCATCCGTGAGGAAGAGGCGGGGATCGACCCTCGTGTTGACAGCAGAGCTCGTCTGTACGAGGCTCTTGCCGGACGTGCCCAAAAGGCGCGGCCCGGACGGAGCTGCTTAGGATGGGAGTCGCAAGGCTCCCATGAGGCGAAACGCTGGTTGCGTGTGTAACACT